CTTATAAATGGTCAGACATACAGATTGGGGGTGCGTCCGTTGAACTCACAAAAAGAGGATTGTGTAATAGCATTCCTAACAGGTTTAGATGGCGAGTATCAGTCAGGTATGTTTAACATCAATATTTTTGTTCCTATGATTAAAAATAACGATAATCAGTATAGGAAGAATTTTGTACGTTGTGAAGCTATCGAGCGTGCTTTAATGCCTATCATTGAGGAGTCTAAAACATCCCTGCACAATTACAAGTTACAACTTCATCAGATGATACAAACCTATGAAGACACGGATATTAAGCAGTTTTTTATCAACGCAAAAGTAAAATTTAGGTATAACACATTTAATAATTAAAGATTATGGCATACGTAGATAACAACGCCACCGCTTGGGGCGAAATAGAATTTAAGTTTGGTGCGCCAGGAGCAGGAGGCGCAATGGGTACTGTACTCAAAACATTGGGTATCGTCAAAGAAGATAGTTTTTCTTTTGAAAAAGAAGATGGTAAAGAACTAAAATGGACAGCCATTGGTGGTAAAATCATCGACCAAATGAAAGGCGAACCCACTCTGAAAGTAAAATGTACTGTTAAAAACCTTAACAAGGCATTACTTTCTGAAATTTGGGACATCACTGAAGTTGGGGATAAACTTACAATCAATTCCTTTGTGTCTACAAAGAAATTTTCCGTATCTATCACCCCTAAAAACAGTGGAGCAGAAAAATTGGAAATTCCTTACTGTTCTATAAGTGGTACACTTACCTATGCAGAGGATAGTGGCTACAACGTAGAGGTAGAAATCACTATCCTTAATGGTGGTAAAGGATTTATTAATGTAGAAAAAGTAGCGTAACCTATGGAAGAACAAGTAGCACAAACCCTACTTGAAGAACCTATAACGGTAACCATTGGGGGCGAAGCGTATAAAGTCGCTCCGCCCTCTATTTTTACCCTCGTAAGGGCTTCTAAGTACATCAGCAAAATACCCACCGACACTATTAGTGAGGGGAATATATTCGGATCAATCATACACAATGCTGAAGAGTATGAAAATATAGCGTGGGCTATATCAGCAATCGTATTAGGTGATAATTTTACCGAAGTAGAAACTTATCCTAAATGGCAGTTTTGGAAAAGAAAAAAGAACGTAACCAAAGGCGAAAACCTCGTTAAAAAGCTAATGAAAGCCCCCATTAATGAAGTATCAACAGCTTTCTTTAAAGTGTTAGGGCAAATGGATATACGCGCTTTTTTCGTCATTACCACTTCCCTCAAAGGAATGATGATAACCAAGCCGACGAAGGAAGTGGAGACCGAAACGACAGCATCTGGGGACTTGTAGGCTCATTCGCTAAACAGTACAGACTCACATTCGACTACGTGCTCAAAGAAATGAGTTATGTTAATGTAATGCTTTATAGTGCTGTTATTCCCTCTTATGATTATGATAAGGATAAAGACACAAAAAAAGCACCTCAAAAGTCAGAAAAACGTACCAATTATGGGGATTTTCTCAAAGGAATAAAACAATTCACCCAATAATGCGAGATTTACCCACAATCTCGCATCATTACTTTAAAAACTAAATCTTATGCAACCACAAGACGGAGCTCTATTATTCCAAGTAAGAGCAGACCAATCACAGATACAAAAAGATGTCGAGGCTATCAAAAAGCAATTCGAGCAAATGACAAATAAAGCCGTTGAAGAGGGCAAAAAGCAGGCTAATGTATGGCAAACCCTCCTCAAAGGCGCAACCGCCTATTTCACACTACAAGGGGCGCAATCATTCATTAGTCAAATGGTAGCCGTACGATCACAATTTCAGCAACTCGAAATATCTTTTGGCACTATGCTCAAAAGTAAGGAAAAGGCTAACGAATTAATGGCACAACTCACCGACCTTGCTGCAAAAACACCTTTCGGATTGGAAGAAGTATCAGAGGGCGCAAAAAAGCTATTAGCCTTTCAAGTACCCGCTGAAGAAGTAACCGAAACGCTTCGCCGTATGGGCGATGTAGCTTCAGGATTAGGTGTACCTATGGGGCAACTCATTCACGTATATGGGCAAGTCAAAGCGCAAGGAAAGCTAATGACCAATGACCTATACCAGTTTATGAATGCAGGTATTCCTATTATAGCCGAATTGAGTAAGGTAGTAGGTAAGAGCGAAACCGAAATCAAAGATATGGTTAGCGCGGGCAAAATAGGATTTACCGAAATACAAGCCGTTATCAAGAATATGACTAATGAGGGCGGTCTATTCTATAACCTAATGGCAGAGCAAAGCAAGTCGTTAGGCGGACAAATATCCAACCTCAAAGACAACTTCGACCAAATGCTTAATGAGATAGGGAAATCAAGCGAGGGGCTTGTATCTGGGGCGATAAAAGGCGTTTCTTTCTTGGTGGAAAACTATGAGACTATCGGCAAACTCATTGCGGGGCTTATCGTTTCTTACGGAACATATCGAGCAGCACTTATCGCTACAGCCGCTGTACAGCAAGTAGTAGCAGCGCGTACAGCAGGAATGACCGTTGCCGAAATGGCTCATTATACGTGGTTGGTACTTGTTGAAAAAGCCCAAAAACTCCTCAATCTTACAATGCTTGCTAACCCTTATGCTCTTGCAGCGGCTGCATTGGTAGGGTTGGCTGTTGCATTATGGTCACTCAAAGATAGTACCGACGCTAATGCCGAAGCAACTGAAAGACACAATCAATTACGCAAGGAACAAGCCAACCTTATCGATGACGAAAAAAATAGAATTAGTGGACTAATATCTACTATTCAAGACGAAACTAAATCTTGGAATGAAAGAAATAAAGCTTTTTTAGCACTTAGGAATAGTACAGATGGAGTTCTGAACAAATATAGCACGCTAAATCAGATGTTACGTGAGATGTCTCAGGTTCTAAAAGATATTAATGGTCGTTATGAGACTATGAATGAAAAAATGTCTCGTGATGCCGTTAAGAAAACTAACGACTTGATTAAATCAAAAGAGGAACAAATTAAGAAGTTAGAAGAAGAGATAAAACGAACTGCCAGCAGCGATCGCCGTACCGCTCTTAGAATGGATATAGCAAACATTAGAAAGGGTATTGAACAAGATGAACTTCTAAAGCAAAAACAAAAAAGGGAAGTCGTTAAAAATGATGTTAGCAACTATGAAAGCGCACTTTCAGGCAAAAGCCTTGAACAAATACAAGCAGAAAAAAAATTAATCATAGAAGCCTATAATCTAAGGAAAAAACAAGCGAAAGACTCTATCGCTAATCACTCTATTGCAAAAATAGACAGCAACAACCCTTATTTAAAATACGACTGGAATGAACTCGGAATGTTCAATGAAGCTACCGAACGACAAATCAAACTCAAACAGCAAGAAAAAGTACAAACTACTGATTTTATTGCAAAAAAAGAAGAGATTTTAGCATTACAAACTAAATTAAAAGGATTGATTGACGAGTATAAACAAGGTACTGGCATTGACCTTTCTCAAAAAAATACTCCTAAATCTAAAGCAACCAAGCCTGAACTACCTACTTTCGACACCGAAAAAGCCCAAAGAGACCACAACCGCCAAATCCAAGATGATCTTTTTGCACGTGAAGAATCCCGCATTAAGATAATGCAAGACGGGGCGGACAAACGCTTTGCTATCATACAATTGGAATACGACAAGCAAGAAGAGGAAATTAGAAGGCGTTCAGAAGACCAGTTAGCCGCATTCATCGAAACCGAAAAACAAAAATCCGAAGCACAAGGCAAATGGAAAAAAGGACAAGCCTTTGACACCAATACCGAAGCCATCAATGCTGAAAAAGCCCGCCTTGCTGAAAATGAAAAAGTGCTTTTAGCTGATAATGCTGAGTACCAACGTATGCAGCAGGAACAAGTGTATAAGGACTTGTTAGAAAAGTATCAAACCTATACCGACCAGCGCAAAGCTATTGAGGAGAAATACAATGCCGATATAGCCGCCCTACAAGCTAAATTAGGTGCAGATGCGCCACAAGTGAAGAAAGCGCAAGACGAAAAAGCACGAGAACTCAAAAAGTTAGATATACTCTACAAAAAAGAGGGTACAGCTATTGCTAAATTGTTCGACAACCTACGCAAAAAGACAGTCAAGGAAATACGCCAAACCATAGCAGAGGCAGAAGCTGAAATTGACGAATTAGCAAAGGTGCTTAATATGGACGACAATGCCAATGTAGAGTTTATAACCAATCTCAAACAGCAACTCGAACAAGCAAGAGACACCGCCGATAAGAGCGATACTGTATTCGGCAAACTTGGTACAAATATCAAAAATCTATTCAAATCCAGACCCAACACCGCCGAATGGCAAGAAGCATTCAATGGTATGCTGTCGTCAGCGCAATCAATTACTGGGCAATTCTCTCAATTAGGAGACGAATTTGAGCGATTGGGACAAAGTACGGGAAATGATTCACTAAGAGAATTTGGTAAAGGTATAAAAGAAATGGGAGAAATAGTCAATAAGGCTATGTCTTTTGCTCAAATAGGAGGACAAATTGGACAAGGTTGGGGTGCTGCTATTGGAGGTGTTATAGGAGCTGTGTATGGTTTTGTTCAGAAAATAGAGAGTGATAAAGAAAGAGCCCGTCAAAAGGAGAGAATGTGGAAACAAGAGCAATATCAGAACGAAAAGAGAATAAATGAACTTCAAGATAAACGTACATTGGAAGGAAAAAATCATTCTAATTCTTTGACTACTAACCAAATTGGGAAACAACTTGACATTATTAAGAACTACAATGACAAAGTAAAGAAACTTCGTAACGACCTTATTGATGTACAAAACACACAAGTATTTGACCGCTATGAATATAAATGGGGATGGTACGATGGACCTTGGGGCATTAAAGTTTGGGGAAGATATAAAGACGAAGTGACTAAAGCCTTTAAGGATAAAGTAAAACCTTTCGTTGACAACTTAGGCAATATTGATTATGATTTTTTAGAAAGCATCAGCGAAGCGGATTCTAATAGAATGTCATACGGTCGTGACAATATAGACTACACAAGTGAACAGATAAAAAAAGCAAAAGATTTGTATAATCAAATGAAAGAATTCAAAAAAACAATATCTGAATATACAAGCCAAACTTTTGGAGATTTAGGAGGAGGTTTTGTTAATAGCATTATATCTGCTGTAGAAAAAGGTGGTAATGCGTTTGAAAACTTTGGTCAAACGGTTGCTCGTGTAATGAAAAACATAATTAAACAAACATTAGTCACTGATCAAATAAAAGAAAAATTTTCTACGTTTCAAAAAGAAATGGACAACATATATGCTTCATCGTTAGGACTTAGTAACGAACAAGTGTATGAAAAGGTAAAAAATAAAACTATTGATTTTGTTAATAATGTTTTAAAACCTGAAATTCAAAAAGGAGAACAAAAAGCAAAGGCTATGTTTGACGCTTTAGAGCAATCAGGGATTAAAATGTATGATGATAAGCAAGGGCGTAATGCAGTCGAAAAAGGTTTTGCACGAATGAGTCAGGATAGTGCAGATGAATTGAACGGACAATTTAGATTACTCACACAAATAGGAGCAGAGACAAAAAATGCAATGTTGCAAACAGCAAATAGTATTAAGGAGTTGCACCAATCAATGCAAATCAATGCCGCTCAACAACTAAGACACCTTGCGGGTATTGAGATAAATACATTTCAACTTCACGAAATGAGAAAAGACATTGCTAATATGAAAGCAGGTATTAATGAACTTACTACCAAAGGTATAAAGATACGCACCTAAAATTTTAACACTAAAATTTATATACTATCTTAAAAATACAATATCTTTGCGCCTCAATAACCAAATTAATTAGATTTAAAAATGAAGAAATTACTATTTTTACTCATTACATTATGTACAAGCCTTTCAATGGCTCAAAGTTTCATCATAACAAAAGATGGATTTGTAAATGAAGATACAAACCAAGATTTTGTAGTGATTGAAAGCAATGGTAAATCACAAAAAGGAATGTTTGAAGCTGTAAAAAGTGGAATAAACAAAGTGTTACTTAATCCTGAAATAGAAAAAATTGAAGAAACAGAATACTCTACTATTTCAGTTGTAGCTGCTAATAAAATCAGACATTCAAACTTTTTAAGTTTTAGATATAAAATTGAGTTCAGTTTTAAGGATAATGCTGTCAAAATACAAATTACTTATATAGACATAATAGGATATAAAAAAGTAATGTATTTCAAAAAAGAATCAGGAAAGGAGTATGATAAAAATGTTAGTTTTCTTGTAAAAGAAAATGGAAAAATAAGGAGTTATGAAAGGGGATCGTTGGAAGACTTTTCAGACGACATTATATCAGAAACAAAAAGAGCGATTAAACAAGCGTGGTAATAAGAAAAAGCCCCTTAATTGGGGCTTTTTTATTTTACTTTTTTATAAATATACTCATTATCATATATTTTTTCAATTGTAGTTCCATACTCCGTTACTTCTTCATAAACACGCCTAATGTCTCTATCATTTTTATTTTCTTCATTACAAAGGTTGTAAGTAGTACCATTAAATTCAAAAGAGCATTTTTTTTCTTTCATCTCAAAAGAATATTTGAAATACTTTTTTGTATGTGTTGCATAACTTATAAAGTAATATCCTTTATAATCCATATAGGAATATTCTCCTTCTTTGACTAAACGACTCGAAAAAGATTCAAAAAAACTTTTACCATTTTTTGAAAGAAGATAATCATTTTTTGAAAAACCGAAGTCGTGAGTTATACCCCATGAAGAGTATTCATAATCTCCTATTAACCAATCAGGTACATTTAATTTATATTGGCTAAAATCTTCTTCTTTTTCTTCTTTCGAGCACCCCATAGCGAGCAGGGCAATCAGCAATAATACAATTCTTTTCATTGGTATATTAGTTTTGTTTTGGGCAAAAGTAGAAATATATTTAAAATCAATAATCATTGAAGAAAAAATGATAGTGGCAAGAAGAGTTTAATATTTTTATTATCAATAAATTAGAAGTGTATCCAAAAATAAAATACAAAAAAATCAAAAAATTATATACAATTTCATTTATTTTTTATATATTTGCACCGTAAAAAATATATCTGTTGCAGCAGATATATTTTAGGTAGTGGGATTTGTCTTAATTTTTTAATAATTATGGAATATAAATATTTAGACGCGACAAAAGTACAAACTTTTGTCCAATCCTACAAGCGAAAGCTTGCAAAAAAAGATATATTCGTTACTGAATGTACTGAAAATGGGCTTGTTAAGTTCTTTTATGCTTTTGAAAACGCTAAAGAAAAGTTTAGTTTAACTATGAAACTTTTCCCTCCACAATCAAGAAGTAGAGGCTTTGAAGCAAGCGTTTTTCAAACTTGTTTATTAGGTGAACTCCAAAAAGTTTTTCCTGAAAAATGGAAGTTTTGGAAACACAAACGATTTGTAATATCGTCCGATGGGTATTCTTTTTTGTTTAAAAAGTTAAACACGAAAGGTATACCTATGAATATAAGGACAGATGCCAATCAGTCAATTATAAATCAAATGCAGACACAACTTTTTGACCCTACCGACTACGAAAATCCTATCGTATTTTTCGGTTGGGAGAAAAGCAAATCAGGTGATTTGACAAATCCTCATTTTGTTTATATAGACGAGGGAAAAATAAAATGGGGGCTTCGTAAAGAAGAACTAACATCGTTAAATGCTCCTACTATATTAACGCCTAATAAAACTGGAAGATTGCTACCTAAAGTTAAAGAGCAATCTAAACGTAAAAAGGCTATTTAGTATTATTGTTAAACCTACAAATCCTACTACCTTTTTTTACAAAAAAAAAACGAATGGTAATTATATAAAAAACATCTATGAAAGTTAATCACAATCAGCTTACCCTTGCAAGGGAATACAGAGGGCTGACGCAAACAAAATTGTCAAAAGCGGTGCAAGGGCTTTCACAATCTAATTTATCCAAGTTTGAAAAAGGACTTGGTGGGTTATCCGATGAGATTTTGGAAAAGATATTTAACGTGTTGCAATTCCCAAAGGGTTTTTTTGAACGCAAAATATCAGTAGAATTAGAAACAGCTAACTATCGTAAAAAAAACACCATTCCAAAATCAATTATTCAAGACTTTGAAACATCTTGTACGTTCATCGGTTATATTATTGACGAAATGTCAAATTCTATTGATTATCCCGATTTCTCACTTAAAACCTTAGATATTGAAGAAGGATATACTCCAGAAGAGATTGCTCAATTCACACGCAAGGATTTTAGAATATTCGACAATGAACCTATTGAGGACATTTTTAGAATTATAGAGGATAAAGGAATTATCATTTATGAACTAAATGCTAATGAAAAGTTTGATGGTATATCGTTATTTACTAAAAAAGGATTTCCAGTAATAGTGTTGAATAAAAGACTTCCTAATGATAGGAAACGTTTTACATTAGCCCACGAATTAGGGCATTTGATAATGCACACAGCTTTCCCAGTGCCAAACATTAGAGACAAAGAGCAAGAAGCTAACGATTTTGCTTCTGAATTTCTAATGCCTGAAAGAGCGATAAGGAACTCATTAGAGGGGCTCAAACTTTCAAGTCTAAGCGCATTAAAAAGCTATTGGCTAACCTCAAAAGCTTCAATTATCAGGCGCGCATACTCATTAGGGGTTATTAATCAAAATAAATATAAATATTTCAACATTGAACTGAGCAGAATAGGAGAGAAGAAAAATGAAAAAGGTAGTGTGAGTATAGATGAGGCTATAACGTTTGATATGGCTGTAAAATTACACTTAAAAGAACTTGAGTATACTTATGATGATTTAGCAAATGCTTTTGATCTTCCTGAAGATGTTATTCAGAGATATGTATTAAAGCAAAATCTATTCTTAAAACCAAAATTAACCATAAACTAAAAAAGCCCCAAGTAAGGGGCTTTTTCTATATCTGTATTTCTAATTGTTTCAATCTCTCACGCTCTTTTTTAGCCTTATTTACTTGGTAAATAGCTGTTGTATTTTGGTTAGTGTGCGAAGCTAAAAGCATAGCCGTATCGCTGTCCAAATTATCAAGCATATAGTGTTTGAGGGCGTAAAAATCAGCTTCAATACCTAATTTATCCTTTACGTGTCGTTTCCAAAAGCGTGTAACAATCTCGGTATGCCCCATTTTCTTATTAGGAACAAAATCAAGTGCAAAAAGGTAGTCGTTATCGCTTTTACACTTGCTACATATCTCTTTCCAAAACTCTAATGCAGGGGATAATATCACCTTTGTACATCGTTTGTACTGCCCGCCCTTTTCAAGGAGTATTACAAACTCCTGCTTATCCAAATCTACATCTTTGCGTTGTAATCTGAAAAGTTCGGTATTACGCGCCCCTGAATATAGGAAGATCATCATATACCTATAAAAATCAGGATTGATAAATCGTACGTGATTTTTTACTTTTATGAGTTCGTCAGCAGTAAGTATAGTGCGGACTTCTTTAATCACCTTTTTAGGGTATATATCTCTGGTAATATTAGCCTCACAACATTCATATTCTATCAACTCACGATATAAGCTGGAGAAGTATATCACGAACCTATTGTAATATTTGTCGGATAATCGCAACCAGTCTAACATTCGCTTCAAATCTACCCTACGCAAATCCTTTATTTTTACCGTCTGCAAATCGAGGGCTTCGCACGCCTTTTCAAGCCTATTAATAGCGCATTGTATTTCGTATAGGTGTTTTTTAGTACCAACCTTTATTTCCAATGCACGCCTAAAAGCCTCAATAAAGTGCAATTCGGGGTAAAGTCCTTCCTTGTGAACTTGTACGTACTTTTTGAGAATAGGATTGAATCCATTATTAAGTTGATGAGGAATGTTTTTAAGAAGAAAAGAAATCATCGCCTTTCGTTCCTCTATAGTATTAGGTCTATTAGCCTTTTTTCTATAAGGGAAGCCTTTGGGATATTTTTTTTCAAAACGAGGGTCAAAGAAAACGCATTGCACGTACCAATCTTTATCCAAGTCTTTTTTAGTAGCTTTTTGCCAGTTGGCGGGGGACACCCATAGTTCGGAGTAGCTACACCCATCGAGTGTTTTTGTAACCATAATGTAATTATTTTAGATTGACGTTTACCTTGTCGATTTTGAATAATTACAAATGGGATTATCGTACTAAAAATAAAAGGTAACGCTTTGAGTGGAAGTGCGTTACCTTTTAGTGACCTCGACAGGATTCAAACCTGTAACCTTCTG